AGGGTTAAGATCTCATACTTAGCGTCGGGATTTGACCAATCAGGCATCTCTAATCTGCTCGTATCCGCACAAATCTGAGCAGCCATAATAGTTTCTAAGTGTATAGATTGACATTTTACACTACCTTGGATAGCTGCATCTTGTAATGCTTCTACAATTGTATCTTTATCATAAGACTTAGTAACAGCCTTCTTATTAATAGTATCTGTAAAGATATCAAGAGACTTACCTAAATCATTGTTTTGAATCTTTAATAAGAACAACTCTGTATCTTGTAATTCATTCAAAGGAATATCGATATCCACATTATCAATTACAATATCTTCATCTTCTATTGCTTTAGAAATCATACTAGCTAGTTTATTAGAGATATATAGCTTCTCATCAATAGGAGATCCATCTTCTGCAACTGCAGTAATTCTAACAAATACTTCATCATCTGGAGTGATGATTTCAAAACTATTAATAAATTGGTCAATGAAAGGTCCTTCATCTTCAGACGCATGCATATCATCTGAGAAAGTTCTATGTTTGAAGAATTCATCATCATTTTCTAATTGAATATCTTGCGTCTTGATTCTTAATTTCCAACCAGACATTTGTTTATTCTTGAAGATGTCTTCTTTTAAGGAAATCTCATTTACATTAATAACTTCAAAGAAGTCATTAAATTGAGGAATCCATTTGATAATTTTGATAACTGTTTCTAGCAAATGTTTTGCAGATAACCGTTTTTGAGTATATTGTGCAGTAATGATTTCTGTAGCAATACGGCCAATAGAAATATCTTTATTTGTATATGCTAAATCACCATAACATTTATAACAAACCCCATGCCCTTCTGCATGAGATTTACAAGTAATAGGACTTCTTAACCAAATTTGTTGACCTATTAAGTGCTTATCTTCTTTTCTTATTTTTAATTCAATACCATAGCGTTCAAATCTATAATATCTATCTGTAAGCATTTTAAGATGCTTAGGACTTTTAACGGTAATATGAACAAAGTTTTTAGTACCACAATCATAAACAGGATCTGGATGAAGATGTGTATCCATACTATTCAAACCAAGGATACGAGAGAAGCCACCAGATTCCCCTACGTTTTTCTTAGAGATAATTTGTGCTACACGAGATGCACCATTATCAATATATTGAGCTACTAGAGTATTTAAACCGCCATTGATATAGGATCTATTAATAATATCATGATAGATAGAACCTTGCCCATCTGGCTTGGTACCAATATTAATATTGTTTTCTTTATACTGCCTAATATTAATACCCTCTTGAGCACCAAATGCATATTTAAGACAGTGATCATATCCAACGATTTCATTAGATCTCATAATGTAATTATCAATAGCATCATGAACTAATTCCATACCTTTATCTTTTACTTCACCAATAGGAACGTTGCTAAGATCTGCATGAAGTAAGTTAAAGTATTCTTGGCTCTTTTGCATGATATCAATATCATCTTCTAAGTTCAATGTATTTGCTAAGAATAAAGCAAATTCATCAATATAAGAGAAATGGAATACTGTATCAGCAATAGCATTATTCAATGCTTTGTTTTCGATATAGATCTTATTTGGATCTATGATATTTTTATCGATATATGCTTTGATGGCGTCTGCTGTAGTAAACTTTTCAAAAAATAAATGACGTGGCTCAATTCCCTTTTCAATATACACTATCGGGAACCACATCATGAGATTCAATAAATAATCCATGATGTTCAGTTCGACCGATAGGTTTTGATTGCCTTCAAAGAATGGCTCTATAAAATAATTTTGTACTTTTTCTGTTTCTATGCCGTCTCTCAAAATATTCATTACACCATTAAAGTGGTGATCCCAGTTGTCCTTCGTTATGACACGAGTATCAACTTTCATCTTTCCCTGTTTTACCAATTCTGCATAGATATAATAATTGGTAAGATTACTAACGGATTGTTCTTGCATTTTGTCCTCCTTAAATTATCACTTTTTAACCTTATAAGGTTGTAGAGGAGATTGTACAAATCTACTACCACTTTTATAGTGTATATTCAAAATAAATATTGAGACAAAAAGGGAGACTACGGAAATAAATCCGTAGTCTATTAGATATTTTTAAAGTTAATTTGGAGATGAAAATCGTTAAAGATTAACGACCAATTTTATTGAAGTTGAAAGCGTCTGGAGTCAATTTGATAAGACGTTTTTGGGATTGCATTGCATCACGACGTACACGGTTGGAATATTTAGTGTAGATCTTTTTCAACAAACGACGTTCGTTAACACGGTTTTTACGAAGAGCTTCCCAGTCAGCATCACCTTGTTCACGAGCCATTTGGATAGAAGCCAAATGGATACGACGGTTCAAGTCATCTTTACGAGTCATTTTAACTACGGAACGACGACCCAATACACCAGCTTCAACTAAGTTTTGGAAATCAGCGGATTCAGTATATGCTTGGAATTCTTCGTCAGTCATACGGTTCATTTGGTCAATTAACATATTTTCCAATAATGCGTCTTGATCAACAATACCAGCACCTTGGGATTCAACTACAGGTTCGTGAGATTCATTCATCATGAATCCTTCGCTTTTATCGAACAACATAATTCTTTACCTCCTAGGATAGTAAATTTTAAATAAAAATTGAGTTATAACTCTGAATTGTGTGCGATATATGTGCTCGCACAGGAGTTTACCAATATGTTCCTCTTCTCAAAGAAATAATAAACGGTAATCTAGTTATATACTATTAAAATGTAGTATAGATTAAACACCTTATTACAGGTTTAATAGGAGGATAAGATGCAAAATAAACAATTACCGACAGGTATAACTATTCAAAAATATAAAGAAACTATGCTCCATATTCTAGAAAGAACGTGTCCTAAATTAACTAGAATGGAGATCTTAGAAGCTATAGATTATAGTATTCAAAAACGTTATAAAGCTGGTACAGCTAGATTACATAATAACTATACAAAGACTGAAGTGGAAATGGACTTCATGAAATTAGCAAATGATCTTTTAGGTGGTAAAGCCATAATGACCACAGAAGGTGTATTGTTTGGTAAGCATGGGTCTGTAAAGAATCCATTCTATAACTTCATTCAATATCTAGCAGATAAACGTGATGAAGCTAAAAAGGAAATGAAGAAGTATCCTAAAGGATCTGAACAGTTTAATGCATGGAATCTTAAACAGTTGAATTATAAAGTATCAGCCAATGCACTATATGGTTGTTCTGGTCAGTATAGTAGTATATTTTACAACCTTTATCTGTGTACCGCGATAACTGGACAAGGTCGTGGGTGTATCTCCGCATCAATCACAATGTTTGAGGGATTGCTTGGGAATAATATGAGATTTGAATCTCTTACTGAAGTATTACAATATATTGAGAATATTGTAAATGATCAGAAAGAAGAGAGATTCAGTAAGTTCAATGATTGTGATGTATTGGATAGAAATATTACAATAGAAGAATGCTATATCCGTATTATGGAAATTTGTGGTACCAAGAATTGGATACCATCAGAAGAGGCTAGAGAAGCTATTTGGAATACCATCTGTAACCTAAATCAAAGATGTATTAATATCTTATATTATAAGAATAACCTATATAAGTTCTGTGAGAACCAAAGAGTTATTAATCTAATTCTTCGAATGCTTACTAAGATGGAAGAACCGTATCTAGATCCAAATAAAGTTCCAGAAACTATAGATTATGAGCTTAAATTATTCAAAGACCTAATCTTTGAATATATTTATTATCGTCATATGTTTATCGATAAACTTCCAAGAGTATATGAAATGCAACGTGATATTGTATTGATTACAGATACAGATTCTTGTATTATATCTCTAGATGAATGGTATCGATTTGTATTGAAATATACTATTGGCATTCCTATGAAGGTCAAATATACTCAAGCTCAAATAGATGAAGAATCTGATAAGGTTGTTTTGCAGTATAAAGAAAACGAACCTAAATATGATTATGATTTCTATAATAATAAACTTGTAGAAGCTAAGAGAAAGAAATATCCTTTAGTCGTTATCGAAGAAGACTCTCTAAGATATAGTATTGTAGATATCATGTCTTATGTAGTAAGCCAACTTATCTTGGATTACATGATTCTATTTAGTGAAAACTATAATACTTATGCAGAAGATAGAAGTTGTTTATTGATTATGAAGAATGAATTCTTATTTAAATCCTTATTACTTACGAAGGGTAAAAAGAACTATTCCACTCTTCAATTAGTTCAAGAAGGTAACCTAATTCCAGAAGATAAGCAAATGGATATCAAAGGTATGCCAATGAGTAAGGTTGGTACTCCAGAATCTACTGCTAGAAGATTGGAACAAATTCTAGAATACGATGTATTAAGGAATTCATTTATCGATCAAATAGATCTTGTTAAGAAGTTTACAGTTCTAGAAAAAGAGATTTATGAATCTCTAAAGAATAAAAGTAAAGACTTCCACAAACCTGCTCGTATTAAGTCTATGAACTTCTATAAAAATCCAATGGCTGTTCAAGGTATCAAAGCCGCTTATGCATATAATACTATCAAAGATAGATCCGAAGAAGGTATCAATCTAGAAGAACGTAATAGTGTATTGATTATTAAAACTAATCTCACTTCTAAGAATGTAAATGAGATAGCTAAAGATTATCCAGAGCATTGTATGAGAGCTAACGAATTATTAAAAGATCCTAACTATAAATCCGGTATTACTTCTATAGCAATTCCATCAAATATAGATATTCCAGACTGGATAATTCCATTCATTAACTATACAGATATCATTCAATCCAATCTAAGAAACTTCCCATTAGAAGAGCTTGGTATTAGTAAAATGGATAGTAAGAATGTAACTCATACAAATATTCTACAGTTTTAAGAGGTTTATATGCTAACAGGTTTAGAAGCTGAAGTTACTGCAGATATTATAGCTAAGAAAGTTATAAATGCTTATAACTCTAGTATGAAAGAGGAAGTTAAGATAGCTTTAGATGCTGTAAAATGTTTAGTAACAGATAATGAATCAGAGACAGAAGTTATTAATGTGCTTAGAAGTAAATACAATATGAGAATGGTATTTAAGAAAGTACATGATAATGCTACAACACATACATACATTGCACTTGAATATAAAGACATTGCATTTAGATTAGAATAAAGCAGAGAGGATTAATTTCCTCTCTGCAAATTTTTGTATAATTATATACTATAATTATGAAGAGATTGTATCTTCATAAAATTATTTTGTTTAACTATTTAATCTTTTTTAGTTTATAGGAGGAATTTAAAATGGAAACAATTGTAACAAACCAAGAAAGAATTCAAAATTTAATCAATAGCGGTGAAACTCATCGAAACTTTTTCGTTGAAAAGCTAGATAATCAAATTGCCGATATTAAAGAGAGATTGGCTAGCTATCGTCATACTAGAGAAATGGCGATCAAAGCTGATTTAAAAGATGAGAATATTAAGCGAATCATCTTTAGAAAAATCGATAATGGTATTGAAGAATTAGAAGAATTGTTAAAACAAGCAACAGAAATCAGAAACAATGCTGTTTTAGATTATAACAATTTAATTGCTAAAGCTAACCGTTTAAAACGTGTGGCTGATATTATTAATGGATAAAAAGGAGAACAAAAATGATTTACACACAACTATCTTTCAAAGACATGATTGGCTGGATGTGCCCAGAAAAAGGATTTATTATTAAAGAATATTCTGCCGAAAACTTATATCGTATTACAACAAAAGGCGATAACCGTATTATCCCTTCACAGCATTTTACGATGTTTAAAATCAACGATATAGATTCGCCAGAAATGGAAATCTATAGATCTGAAGAAGGTCGCAAAATCTACATTCAATCTTTATTGAATCCATCCAGAACTTATAATAAGAAAATGGGCGCTGTTATGGAATCTCTAAAAGAAAGATTGGGTAAATATGGTAAAGAATTAATGGAATTCTTAGACTACAAATACAACGATCAAAAAGATCATGTGGAATATAAAAACTTCCATCTTGTAGTTGGTATGGAATTACCATTCTTAACACCAATGCTTTTCATGAACTATGGTCCATCTGATCAAGTATATATTGGCTCTTTATCTGAACCATATGGTTTGCCTTGCAATCTAAGAGATGAGGATGCTGACGATAATGATCATTGGAGCTTCGTAAGAGAAAATCCTACAGAAGAGGAATTTGATGATTGTTATTTTATTAGCTCTCTAAAGGATAAATCTTATGAAGTTGAAAAGATCCATATCATTCGACGCGATAGTATTGAAGATAAAGAAAAATTCTTCAATTTAGTAGAAAATGATCATGTTATCAGAAGCGGTATCAGTAATGAAATACTAAAAGCGTTCGATACACAAACAGATTGCGGTTATGATTTCGTATGGATTACTAAGCTAACTAAACGATACGATTATGATAGAGCTGCTAATGCTTATAAGGAAATAATCGATATTGCGAATGATGAATATTTTGCTAATATCGCTGTAGAGCCTTATGAGGCTATTGCTATTAATGAGATCAATTATGCTACATTTGAAGGTTATCATAAAATGGATATCGATCATTCATTCCTTGCCTCCAAAATGACTATAGCAGCTTTGTCTGATAATATTAGCGAACAATTCGTTGATATGGTAAGAGAACAAGTAGCTTTGTTCAAGAATGAAGTAAAATACGTCATTGCAAATATTATGCTATCTGGGTATAATTATTATGATAAAGGATTTATCGTAGATATTCCTGAGTCTGAAATGTTTGATAACATCGAGCTATTTGTTGCTAGAGAAACTGATCATAGATTGACTTCTGATATCAATGGTAAGATTCTAAGACCAAAACCTGAAAAAGATGGTAATAGTCGCCATGTTGTATTATTCAGACCATGTGACAAAGATACCACGGATGATTATTGGGCATCTTATATTCCATTATTTAATATAGATATGGCTGATCGTTTATCTGGATATTCGGCTGATGAGTCTTACAATGCAAGAGTAATCATCGCTATTCAAAAAGGCATTGCTCACATGTTTGCAAGCAGACTTGCTACTATAGGTGGTTATAAAGGAGCTGTAAATTCTAGTGTTACAGAAGCTGTTATGATTAATAACGATAATCTATATCTAAGAGGCAAGGACTTTGCAGTTGATGAATGCATTACTAGATGGCGAGTAATCGATAGAACAAGTGGTCTATATTATGGCCAAATTAAAGCTTTAGATCTTGGACCTCAACCAGTAATTCCAAAGACTCCTATTTATGCCATTAAGAATGAATATACTGAAATTAAAGAATAAGTAAGAAAGGTGTTATAGTGTATGAAAGAATTTATAACAATTAATCTAGGAGGATATCCAGTACGGATATCCTCTTATGATCGTTTATTAAAATACGAACAAGGTATAGATGGATATGAACAATTAACAGATCATGCATATAATTCTATGCTTTTTCATAATCTAGGATATGATAAATGCCCTACAGGTTTGCAATGGCCTGAATTCAATAAACCTATTGAATGGATAGCTAAAGAATCTACAAATATGCTGGATATTCCAATGACTAAGCATAAGATGATGCTACTTGGTCCTACAAGTCTATTAGACTTAATGCGTATAGTTTGTATCTGGGGTGCTGGGGAAGTAGAAACTGGTAATCTTTTAGATTACATTCATTCCTTTAAATTACCATCTGAAACAGAAGTTAAACTTTTAATTGAAAATGGTTATAAGGTTACTAGAAAGGCAGTAATTAAAAGGAAACAGGATAGCTGGTTAACTTCTAATATCGAGGTACGTCGTCTATATAATATCAATCCAAATGTAGATGAAGTGTATTTTGAACATTGCTTCCGTAACTATACTAAGTATTTCCGTAAGGCAATTATCTTGGATCCTGTACCATTATTTGTAGCATCTATTATAGATCCTGATTTCCTATTATCTATAATTAGAGAATGTGAAATCCAAGCAAGTATGAAAGTTGCTAATGAGAAATATAATGGTATAACAGCATTGAGAACTGATGCGGAAATGTTTGATGAGTTTGTTAAGATCTTCTCTAACTTTGAAGACGGTATTAATCTCATTTATAGAGAAGAAGGAGCATTTGGATTTACAATAGATCTTAGAGCAACTTCTGAATTTGTAGCATCTGGTAATGTGCAAGCAGCTTACAAATTACATAAAGCATCTATGGAAGATAAAAACTTCTATAGAATGATTGATGAAGCTGAAGTAATTGCAAATATCAATATTAGCGATGTTGGCGATTATCTAGATAACGTGTTGGATGATATGGACAAGCAACATATCTTCAAATACCTAGATAAAAGATCTATGTCTAAGTTCTTAGCAGATGACAAAGACAAGTACGATAAAGTATTGCTTCGTATAAAACGAATCATTGCTTGCCTTGAAAATCTAGTACCAGATATGCTAGATTCTAAGGATAAACTAATCTTATCCAAACCATTCTATATGGATACTGATAAATTCGGTATTTATAGCAAGGCAACAAATGAAGTTCTTATTGCTACAGAAGATAATAAGATCTACATCTTATCTCCTAAGAATGCTATAGACTTGTATAAGAATCTATATAATACGAAAGTATTGTTAGATCCTAAGGAGATTCCTCCAGAACAAGCCAAACCAGTTCCTAGAATTGAGTTTATTGGTAAGAAGAATGAGGAAGTCCCTCCAGTAGTGTCTGAACCTATTCCTACTCAACAAACATCTTTGGTTAATACAAATTATCAAACTCCTCAGTATGATAATTCTATCAAAGTTGATGAAGATGGAATGATAGGAATCAATATCTCCAATTATATAGAAGATTAAAAACAAAAAGAAGTCTGACCTCTAAATAATCTAGAGGTCAGGCTCTAACTTTTGATTTATTTATTGAGGAGATATTTTTTATGTTGCCAGCAGAAGAACGTCGTATGAAAGAGGTTGTGCTCTTATATAATAAGATTCAGGATAAGATTATGTTCTTAGGTATGAATGCTATATTAAAAATGAATGTAGTGTTATATACTGGCGGATTTATGGATCCTAATAAAGGAAAAAAATATTATTATGGTGAAGTAAAGTATACTGATGATGAAGGTATTAATAGAAAGAAAATCAATAGAACTTTTGATGCATTTCTTACTATTGAAAATATAAAACAAACTGAAGGTGGAAATAAAGAATCAGTTACTATAAGAGGGGCTCAATTAGAGTTGATGAGATTAACACTTCTTCCAAAATTAGAGAAGATGATATTAGAACCAGAAACTATATTTGAATCTAGAAATAATAAGCTATATGTAAAAGAAGCTCCAGCAACAACTATAGAGTGCAGTAATAATAAGTTCTTAGTATTTGCACCAGGAATTCATAAGTTGTATAATGAAGATCTTCAACCTTGTTTAGATATGTATTTAAACAATGAGATGAATATAACTAGTATGAACTTCAATACAGTATTACAGCTTATTAACTTTATTAGAACATTCTCTATCTATCAATACGCTTGTACTATGGTAAACTTCTTACCAAGACCAGTGCCTGGATATAATATGTATGATATGAGTCTTAGTAATGAACAACCATCATATTTCGATACAAATTCACACAGTAATAAGAGAATGCGATAACCGCATTCTCTTATATTTTTTTGATTATATACTATAATTGTGATCATAAGATTTTAAGTTTAAAGATATAATAGAAGAGATAGAAAGGATATAATATTATATGGATATTATTGATATTCTAAGAATGATTGTAGCAGCAATCATTATGAATTTAATTAGAATCCTAATTGACTTCATTGTTATGAAAATCAAAAGGCATCTGTGATTAGATATCCATTCTATTGGATAAAGGTAAATACCTCCATTAGTATATAATCAGTTTGTGTTTACCGATCTCTTCTATATATCTTTATAAATAAGTCCTATACTTAATAACCTATTATTTTTTTAGTTAATAGTAATCATAGCAGGTTGGTTTCTATTGGCAGCAGATACAAATGTATTATCAAGCATTTCAACTACTTGTTGTCTATCTCTAGCTTTTTCTTCTAAGGAAGATAGTTTTAAATCCACATTTGCATATACTGTTTCTAGATTGTCATACATCTTTAATTGTTCATATAAGAATGTAGCAATATCTGCAGTAGCTAATCTTTCAAATGTTTCCATTTGAGTAGGAGGGATTGTTTTAAGATTATCAGCATGCTTTACAAATAAAAAAATTGGAATTCTTTGGAATTTAGTAATAAACGATGCTGAGATAGCTACGTTTAATTTGATCTTATTAGGTGGGATCCATTCTACATAAATACCATTTGAGAAAGCAGATACATGGTCAGCCATTTGGGTAATATCTGCATATGTTCCGAAATCTACTGAACTGGTCATCATATCATATGTATTTACACCACCATAGGTTAAACCTGGATAGTGAGCAGACCATGCATGCCAGTCAATATCACCACAACCTAAGATAGTTAAGCTTTCACAAATAGTTTCATCAATTAACCAATAATCACCCTTTTGATTTTCAGGTCCTAAGGTATAAGGAACTTTATTTGGAAAGTATCTTGAGAATGTGTCTAATGTTTCATTACAGATTACATCTCTAGCCCATACATCTTTAGAGAGATAATCTGGCAAGTTCATTTGACTTGTGCCTAAACGTCTTTCAATTTTATTAAGAAGCTTAGTCATTTCATTTGCCATTGGCATATATTTACACTTCCTTTCTACGGAATATTTTCTATTATCCTAATGTGGAAAAGCTATTAAATGAAAAAAAATAAAGACTAGAATTGATCTAGTCTTTATATGCAGGGATAGTACCATTATGATGGTCTAATTTCCACTGCGTTAAAGCTTTGGCCTTTTGGCCTTGCTCAACAACTTTTTGATGTTGGATCATTTGGGCTTGTTGGTATTCGGATACCTTGTATCCTACGAACATACCAACAATAATAAGAATCATAGCCAACACATATTTGTCTTTAAGAGCTGTTTTAATATTTTGCATTTTTATTCTCCTTTTAATATAATATAATAAATGCATATTCACTGATATAGTATACAACCAAAATATGAGACTTTACCAAAATATTAAATGCCTGACTTTAATATAAATTCCATATTTAGAATTATATCCTAGGAGGTCATAGAAATGGAAGATTGGAAAATTAGATTGGTAAATGAACAAATTGAACTGAAAGAACGTATCAAAAAATTGGCTAAGTTCTTGGATGAGAATAAAGATCATGAAGACTTTAATGTTCTTAGCAGACAGTTAGTTGCTATGACAGAATATTTAAAATGCTTAGATGAAAGACTTGTGAAATATTGCCACTAAAATATTCCCCATAGCCATAATAGCTATGGGGTATTTTCTGTCTAAAATTTCAATGCCATAAAGATTACTGTTAACTTACATTTCTTAGACTTCTTATAGATATCGTATTTCACCAAGAATCTATTGACACTAGAGTTGATTAGATTGTCTTTAATCTCCATTGTTGTAATATCACCCTTAGCAATATTAAGCATAGATTTATTTACATAACTGAGATATTCATAATTCCTATTACCATCTTGATCCTTAAATGTAAATGGGAATATACCATCAGATGCTTTGAAGTTATTCATTATATTTTGAAATTCTTCATCAGAATCTAAATCATAATCTTTTAAAACAACTCTACACTGATTATCATAAGCATAGAATGAATAATAATTTATGTACTTCAAAACTTCTGCTGAAGGAATAGTATTCATCTGTGCAAAAATATCTTGTTCTGTAGTAATAACCTTGTTAGTATGAGGTTGTCTTTCATTATGAACTATATGCCTTGTTTGAGTTCTTATATAATGACATGCCATGAATGGCTGCCCATTGATATCATATGGTTTCAATCCAAGAATGAAATTATTAGTTTCTAAGTTATTATCCTTAATAGACTTAAAGAATGGATTCAAATCCTTGGATAAGAATGCAATATTGTGTAATCCTAAATCTCTAGGAAGGATATGAACCTTATCTTTTATCTTCTCAAAATAACCTATAGTAGCAACAGAGTTAAAACTTACGCCACATATAGAAGTATCTGGAGAAGATTGTAATAACCATGCTGGGATAATAGTTATTTCAGACTTTAGGTTTTTTGATTCTTCTAATGCTGCATAGAGATTAGTAGAATCTATATTGACTTCGAATAATCCGTTAATCATTATAATTTTTCTCCTAATCTCATAATAATACCATCTACTTTATTTTTAACCCAATCTGGAATAGGTCTTTGAATACCTATTACTCTATTAGGATTTATCATATCAATAACTGATTTCTTCTTACCTTTGATTTGATCATATTCAGTTATATCCTGCATGCATTCTTCTACATTACCAAGACCAACCCATCTATGGCAGAATTCGACGTAATTATATGATGCTAAGTTTTCTGTAAATGTACCACCTGTACTTAGTTTCAAATAAGATGGATCTTTAAATGGTGCGTCATCAATAAAGATCTTACCTACTTGGGTATTAGGAGCCATATTAAATTCTTGCATCAAAGATGGATATAGACGTTTGTAGTCAAAGTCATTACCATTATTGAATTTAGATATAAAGATATCATTTGCTTTAACACGATTCTTATTACTAATCTTAGTGGCTTCTGCTACAAATGCACCAGCAAACTTTTCTGTAGGCTTCTTACCAAATCTATTTACATTATTACCCATAATAACACCTTCATGGTGTTTATAGAATTCGGCACCCTTTGTAGATAGATAGTTTGTTTGTCTGAAGATCTTTTGATATGGTGTATTCATTTCAATTACATTGTTAAACATGTATTTGAAATCTTCTGTTTGAGATTCAATACAAGCCTGAACAACAACGTCAATGATATTATATAACCAGAATGTATGGAAGTCGATATAAGGAAGTTTACCGATATCTGTAGTAATATCATGATAATCTAATTTTCTTACACCGCATTCTAATCCACCAACAAAGTCTAATGCATAAGAGTCAATAGCTTTTTGCCCTTTACGTCTAGATGCATATGATACCATTTGGTCTAGATAAACAGTTCTTGAAGATATGAATGAATAATCACCACGTTCTTGAGGATCATTTTGATTCTTTTCATCTACAAAGTATTCACAGAATTTTACTGGTATATCTTGATCGCATATAATATCTCTAGGATCTATATTCTTTGCTTTTAATCTGGCAATTAATGATGGTAAGTCATATGCGATATTATATGCTGCAGCTATATCTGGAGATAGTTCATGTACTAAATTAAAGAATGAAATTATCATTTCTTCTTCAGTATCAAAGAAACCTGTCGATAAACCTACATTATCTAGCTTATATTTAGTAACCTTTTCTTTAGAGCCTAAATCATATTCAATGAAATCTTGAACTTCTTTAATATATTTTTTAAAGTCAGCCTTCATACCATCTTCTAATTCTTTGATTTGTGGATTCTTTGGATTTCTTAATATGAAATTATATAAAGTATTTGTCTTTGTAAAATAAGCTGTAATAGCATTTACTGGACATTCACCAATAGTGATTACATCTGGATTCAATGCATTTATGATATCAGATTCAATATCGAAGAACAGTAAGTCTATATTACAAACTGGATTTTGATATAACTCTGAAAATTCACTGCGAATGTAATTTAGAATATTCATATCTGCTGCAAATGCTCTAGGATGAGCAAAGAATGCATCATTCATTCTGTAATTTCCAGAATACATATTTTGTTTATAAAGATCTTCATTGCCTGTTTCTATTGCTATAGATTTCTTAATATCTTTATACTTGCAAGTTATAGGCTCTACTTTATCTCTTTCGATAAAGTGAAGATTATAATTTGTTTGGTATTCTTTCTTTAAGAGATACCAAGTATATTCTGGCTCATAATACATTCTAAATTCTTTTTTACCA